CCTAGATCTACATTCTTAACGTCAAGAATATACTGTGTTCTTTTACTCATATACTCTTTCATCTTTTCATATGAAACAGCATTCTTATTTTTCAAAGGACCTTGAGTAGAAGGAACGGTCATATCTTTCCAGTTCTTAACACCGGCAAATTCTGCAACGTCTTTAAGGAATTGTTGCGTCTGGCGATCTTTAGAAAGATACTCTATAGCAAACTGTTTAACAGGATCAAGTGGTGCTGCTGCAGTCCACTTACCATCAATATAAGAAACACGAGTATTGCCAAGATTGTCTGTATGATTCATCTTGACTTCAATCCATGTTTTCTTACGATTGAATTCTGTTTTTACGTCTGCATATTTTGTGCTAACTTTAGGACGAGATGCGGTGACACCGTTCATGCTATTAATATAGTCTGCTACATCGGCTTCGTATTTATCAGATCTTGCAGACATAAGCAATAGCTCCAGCTCTTCACCAATAAAACTCTTAAAGGATTTCATTGTCTTTTTCCGGTAATTGTTTTATTGTTATTTATAAGGAATGACGTATTCCTTATTGAAGAAGTCTGGAATAAACCCGTCGAACCCTGAACCTAGATTCATTTTTCTTGCAATTTGATTTGCTCGATGGCGAGACAGATCTATGTTAATGTACTCATCCTTTGATGTGTCGTAGATTCTATAAGATCTCTCTGCGTATTGTTTTACAATGTAACTCATGTGAAATCTCCTGCTGCAAAAAGTTTCTTCTTACCTTTATCGAATACTGGCATATCATCATCTGGTTTCAGATCAAGTACACTTCTTGGCGATGAATTAGCAACTTGAGCTGTATCCCTACTTATAGTTTGCTGAGCTCCAGGTTCTAGATCATAGATTTGCATTTTAGCACGATCAATACCTACAACGAATCGACGATAATAACCAAGATCGCCCCAGCGATTCTTAAGCTGCTTAATCATAAGTTGGCCAAGATTATCTAGTTCTTCTGATGATATCAATCCAAGAATACAGTCTGCAGTATGAGTGATACCCATTGATTCGGAGGTATTTGTAAGATCAACATCAGAATTACCATAACCATCACGATTAAACTGAGAGCTAGTAACAATTGCACAATTAAACTCCATAGCCAGTCCACGTATTTCCTCCGCGATTGATTTTACTAATGTGTAACTATTTGCTGCAGCAGCACCTTTAACGCGAGCTGAAGCACAAATGTTAAGGTAATCGATAAAGACAACATCAGGAACAAATCCTCGTTTCATTTTGAGTTCATTGAGTAGATGTCTGAAGTGTCCGGCATGAGCCGAGCCTGTTGGATATTCTTTAACGATAAGTTTGCCGGGCGATTTAGATGTAATACGTTCAATACGCTTTTGATAAACATCTCGTGGCATGATCTTGAGATCGTCAAGAGTTACATCCATCAGGTTAGCATCGATGCGTTCTGAGATGCGTTCTTCAGCCATTTCCATAGTGATATAAACGACATTCTTACCCTGTGTAAGATAGTTTGCTGCCATATGACATTTAACGAGTGACTTACCACCGCCGGTAGTAGCAAGGAGAACAGACATAGATTTGCGGGGTAAGCCACCCTTGGTAACTTTGTTTAGAAGTTCGATATCAAACGGCAGACGTTCTTCTTTACGATGATAGAAGTCATAACGAGAATCTGCATCATCAAGGAAGTCGTGGCCGATCGATGTATCGAAACTGATAGACAAAGAATTCGATAAGAGTTCTGGCAACGCACCCTTATCCATTTCTTTATCTTCGCCATCAATAACTAAGATGGCTTTACGAATCGAGTTGAATAGATCCTTATCCTGACAGAACTTTTCGGTTTCAGATACAAGCCAATCGATATCAGTTGCTTTGTCAACGGATAAATCATCAACAGTAGACATCACCTGTTTATATGAATCTTCATTGAGATCTTTACGTTTATCTAAAGTAATTTTAAGAGCCTCGATAGAAGGAGGCTCTTTGTAATCTGCTACATAATCTGAATATGTTGCAAATATCTTTTTCAAGTTGTTATCATCAAAGTATTCCCCTTTGATGTAGGGGAACACTCTGCGATAATAGTCTTCATTAAATATTAGGTGTGATAGTACCGTCTTTTCAATCATTCTCAACCACTTCTTCTAGCACTTCATTGTTGTCTTCATCTGGAATAATAATACTGCCTCCGACAGAGAAAGCATTCTTCACATAATTTGCAAAGTCTGTCTTATTAAATATCATATCCCAAAACTGAGAATTGTCAACAATTTCTTTTGCTCGAAGCAGTTTTTCTGATAAAACTTCACCCGTGGCTGGATCGATGGCTTCATACCAGCCTACTTTGGGTTTGGTTATGTACCCACCTTTTTCAGCGATCTCCATCAAGCCTGACCACTTGACGATACCGCCTTCCCAAGAAACACTAATTGGAATCTTAGATTTTTCTTTTACATGACGAGATTTCTCGATATTGATTACGAAGTGGTAGCCTTGAATCTCAGTGCCAACCTTATCTTGTTGACGACCAATAATCCAAATAGAATCAGCACTATAATAAATGCCAGTACCACCAGACACGACATCTTTAGGGAATAGACCAATCTCTTTGTAGGTGTGGTTAACAGCGATAAGAGGAATGTCTTTAAGGTTAAGATGTGGCGTAACAATACGGAACAAAGATTTAAGAGCTTTCGCACGAGACATATCAGCAACAGACTTACCATCGAGTGCGTCTTCCACTTCTTTCTTAGATGCGAGGTTACCTACCGAATCAATAACGACAACAACCTTGTCGCCCTTGTCAATATTATCCATTTGCTGAACAATATCAAATTTTAGTTCTTCAACATTGGTAATCGGGGTGTGTACAGTACGATCCATATCAATGCCGAAAGACTCAAAGTATGAGGTAGGAGTACCAAACTCTGAGTCATAGAATAGAAGAACCGCATCAGGGTTCTTTTTCAAATATGCTGCTGCCATAAGTAGAGCAAAAGCAGATTTGAAGTGTTTTGACGGACCAGCCAGGACAAGGAGACCTGGCGTTAATCCTCCATCGATGCTACCAGATAGTGCAACGTTTACCATAGGAACTGGTGTCGGTGCCATTTCTTTCTTACCGAATACTTTAGAATCAGTAATCGGTGCAGTCATCTTGATGGTACTATTTTTTACAAGTTTGTCTAGTAGACTCATTATGTACCTTCCACGATTGTAAGCAATTTAGCCTTATAGGCCTCGATCTTTCCAACTCGATCAGGCCAATAGATTGTTGATTTATCCGGATTCTTACAAAGGTTTGTTAAGAACGGAGTAATTGATTTATAGAGGAGTTCGAGTCGATACTCCAGATCATCAGCTTTGACTTTAGCATCTGTGAGTTGGTCCTCCAGTGATTGCTTTTCAGAGCTGATGTTCTGAATAGTTTCTTCGGCCGCAGCTTCTTTTTCTTGAAGCTCTTCATCAATGAAGCTGAAGCCGAAGTCGAAATCTAAAACCTCTTCGTAGGTTTTATTAGCCATTCGCTAGTTCCTTAAAGATTGATAGATCGTCGTCATCATCCATAGATAGATTAGACGCTGGTTCTGGTGCCGCAGCTGGCATAGTTGGCTGAGGCGCAGCTTGTTGGGTATTACCCATGCTGCTTAGATCAAACTCATCATCATCTTCAGCAGTAGTTGGCGTGGAAGGCTCTTCATCGAGAGCAAGTACACGATAAAGTTTTGCTTTCAACTCTGCATAAGACTTGAAGTTCTTAGGATCAATCAATTCTTGCAAAGAATGCTCTTGGTTATAGATACGTTCCAGTTCTGCATCATCTGTAGACAATGCTGAAGGAGCATCAAACTCAGACTTATCATAGTTTGGATAGCCTTCAAACTGACGAATCTTCAGACGGAAGTTAGCACCTTCCCATAGATCAAATGGGTTTACTGGATCCTCATCTTCAAACTGTGGATTCATTAGATCGTTTAGTTTGTCGAAGATCTTCTTACCAAATTGATACATGAAGACTTTACCTTCGTTAGCAGGATTACCAGAGTCTTTAATGACCATGATATTTGCAACGTACTTTAGACGGCGCTTCTGCTTACGAGCAATTTCTTTATCTGAATCAAGCCCAGAATTCCACAACTTTGAGTTGTATTCTGATACTGGATCATCTTGATTAATGGTAGTTAGAGAGTTCTCAATATACCATAAGCCTGTTGGACCTTGGAAACCGTGATCCCAGATACGAACGAATGGCATTTCCTCGCCGGCTGGAGCAGGCAAGAAGCGAATAATAGCAAAACCATTACCAGCTTGATCGCGGGTTGGTTTCCAAAATTTACCTTCGTTGGGATCTGAGTAGCTCTTCTGTGATACTTTTTCGAGCTGGGCGTTCAATTTCTGAAGTGAGCTTGAACGATTTTTTTTGAGTGCATCAAATGACATATGCGTATCTCCTTAATATTGCGTTGTATGTTTGTATTGCGAAATATGTATCGGCGGACCGACCATATATTTATATCAGAAAAACCGATTTCTGACAAGGTCTTTCAACTTTTTTTCGTTGAGATTCAAAAAAGGTTTGTACTTCTTTGATAGTTTTATTATATCACTTGCTATGATTTTGTCAACTATATTTTGCTCCCAATAGCCAAAAATATTAGCCATGTGAGTAAGTATAGTAAAAGTTTCAAGTGATATCTGCTTTTGGCTGTACAGAGTCATTACATAAGGATGTTGACCGTTATGTACAGCAAAGTTGGCTTGGTAGTTATCATCTAGTTTTTCTAGATCTGCTTTGAAAAGACGACTCATAGAATTCATCTTAATCTTCCATTGCAAATAACGTTCCTCACCTTCATCATCCAGAATCTCACGTATCCAAACGTCAGGCTTTACAATCATGTTTGCAAGTATGAGATTCTCAGGATCTTCTTTATGGGAAAGCTTCTCAAAGAAGTATGCATACTGACTAGTACGAAACTTGTCAAAAGAAGCCTTGATTTTCCCATGATATTTGTGATAGTCGTATTGGCTGCCGAAGTGTTTCTTCATTGCCAAAAACATCACATAATACTTAAACGACTCTTCGTTAGCAAAACTCGTCGAGTGTTTGATCATCTTGTTTAACCATTCTCAAGCCAATCGCTTCACTGCGAACCTTCTCTTTTAGAATAGAAGACTTCTTTACAATATCTGCGACTGTTTCAATTTCTAATTCATTTTGACGCGCGTATTCTACTAAAGCGTCAATATAGTTAACACCGCGCGCTAGCATCTCTGATATATCATGATGCACTTTTTCAGGAGTTCTTGGTGTAATCATTAGCCGTTTAGTACCTTAATACCATCCAACCAGTTGGTTGCAGCATCTTCAATATAATGAATGCTATGGCCCTTAATAGTTTCTTCTTTAACGAAATTACCGTTAATATGATAACGAATTGTGTAACCTTGATCTGCTTCATAAATCTCTGCTCGAAGCTGATTCCCTTCTCGCTCACCGAGAAACTGATTGACGAACGTGCTCATCTCTATTCTCCCTCACATGTTGAATATTAGACGTGGCCTTATGAGATCCACAGTTTTTACAAAAGGAAACGTAAACCATGTACTTATGCTTACCGAACATAACGTATGTACTTCCACTTGTTATATTAATATTATCACAACAACCATTTATTGTCAACGGTTTATTTTCCATACTTGTTCTCCTTCCAATATTTGTTACGATCGTCTGTGCTAGTTCTGTTCGCCTCATGTTCTTTAATTTTTGTGATATATTGCAGTCGTTGTACTTCTTGAAAATGTTTCCATTCTTGGTCTTCTATGTAATAGTGAGGTTTTATGTCCATTTGAAATCTCCCTAGACAGCAAAACTTTCTCCGCAGCCACATGAAGCAGTGGCATTAGGGTTAATTACTTTTAAATAAGAACCACCAAGCTCTTCTACATAATCTATTGTGCAGCCAAAAACAAACATTTCAGCCATTGGATCTAACCATAAATTTTCAATAGTTGGACTTTCTTCCGTGGTTCCCCACTCATATTGAAAACCAGAACAGCCTCCACCTTTTACCGTAAGTGATACGTTAGGTTTGCCAACCTTTTTTAGATAAGCTTTAGCATTTTCCGTAATAGTTAATATCATTCCATTTCGCTTTCTTCCTTAGTTTTATATTGCCATTCATCAGTGTGGCCAACAGACCATTTAGGTTCTGTTTCAACCGCATAGTTTTGAGTGCATACTTTAAAGTCAGGACGTAATAGTTTATCAGGAGTTAAGGAGCTATCACGCCAGATAACCCGATTGTTAGGCTGAGCAGCGAATTGACCGTTGTCAAGTCGTATAACGTTGAAAGACTTGTGTTCGGGGTCGTGTTCACTGAAATTTGTGTCGATGATGGAAGAATCGCGGTGACAATTATCGATGGTGAACTCATACTCACCGGCATGCATACGTTTGTCCTTTCCAAAAAATTCACATCTAGACAAGATGGGTTTTTGGACAACGGTAATGTCGTAATCAAAACAATCCCAAAGCTGTAGCACATCAAGCGGAAGAATCTCGCCGTGCGGTATTTTCCAAACAAATGCCGATATAGGAAGTTTGTCATATAGCGCTCCATAATCAGTTAAGAGTGTTTCGAAATAAAGAGCTTTGTGCATTGTGCTTTTAACACTAATCCAGATTCCTGGAGTATATTCACCGTGCCCCTTCTCTAAATCATACAAGTATTCTTTTCGTACATAAACATTAACAGGTGGCAAAGGGTGAACTAAGAAAGCCATTTATTGTCTCCATTCTAATCCGAATATGAGCCCAGCGTTTTGTCTATCGATATCTCCGTTTCGTAGAAACGTTTCAACGGTGGGCGCAATGAAATAATTGTTATAGTTTAACTTCACCATTGGCTTTACATCTGCACCCGTATATCCAGTAACTGCTCCAACTTCCATAAAGAACCGCGGTCCAAAATCATACGTGTAAGCAGCATATGTACTCATTTTCTTTTCACTATTGAAGTATGTACCGACACTTATAGTACGATCTTCATTTAAGTAAGCTCCTACATGAGGATGGATCCAATTGTATTCATTTTCCAAACCAACGTGTGCACTAAGTAACAGTCCAAAGAATAAATCCATTATCTTTCCTCAAATAAAACATTGTCGACGTATCGATTTTTATCGGCTTTTGATATGCCCATAGCTTCGATAGATCTGTGCAAGTGAGGATTCATTTTTTGGTTCTTGCAGTATTTGTTTAGTGCTGGTAAAGTATCTCGATGTGACGCAAACGCGTTAGCTTCTAAGTTTTCTAAATAGTGTTCTAGAAGTTGTGAAGTTACATCTATAAACTGATCTAATTCTTCGTCGGTGTTTATGTTACCAACGGCGATCATGTTTTCTGAAAATATTTCTTGCGCCCAAGGTGGAAGTTCTCTTTGTTTGTTCCACTCCAATCCTTCTACTGTTCGAGCCATAAAATCTAAGTAAGGGTGCGGAACTCCATGTAAAGGACTATAGTCCATAAAAGATCCGGTGATCTTTCTTGGCCCCGCTACAATATCAAATCCTAAGATAGGCAGTTCAATGTATCTCTCTGGGAACACGTTAACGTGCATCAACCAGAGGCCCTTGCCATCTTCAGGAATGATTGTTTTTAGATGAGCTTTATACACTTCATCGGAATGCCAAAAGGTATCGGTCCAACCTTTGAAGTGCATATCTTCGGTGTAACTAGGATTGTCCCAGCGCTCGAAGTGCTCATCAAATTGATTAAATATAAAATCAGAGTACTGATTAAGTCTCTTCCATAGTGGATGTGTCATGCTTTGTTAGTGTCCAAGTTCCGTCCTCGTTATCAATCCAAGCAAGGCTGTCACCTGGTTCCCATCCTAATTTTTCTAGAAGATCGTCTGTGAATTGTAAGTAAAGATCCCCGGATTGGGGATCTTCGTGAACAGTTAAAGTTTCCATTATTTACGCTTTCTTGCTCTACGTGCTTTTGCAAAAGTATTCATTAGCCTAGTTTCACGAACCTCTTTCAAGGATCTTCGTCGCTTTCTAGCAGATTCACTCTTACCCATTCGAAATTGACGTGTAAGTGGTTTAGTGGCTACTTCTTCGAATGCAACTTCTTTATGCATAAGGATACCTCCTACGTTTGGCTATTAACAATTATATTATATCAAGATATGGGTAAATGTCAACTAATTTCTTCAGACAACTCATCAAATAACTCTGATGCAAAGTCAAAACAGATCTTAGCTTCATCTGCCATATCA